TGGCAAGTTTCTCAAAGAAGTATACGTCTGGTCTTTCATTAAACTTATCTTGTGATGCTTTTATGTGACCATTGTATTTAAAATAATCGTATGTCTTTCTGGAGAAGTGTGCTTTTATTGCCAAGTAAATTACATAACAATCAAAGGAACTCATATAGGAAGAACTGCTTTAGTAGTTTTCTTTATAAAGTTTAATTTTATTGCTTCTGCTTTAATCTTTTCCTTTAAAGTTGGTGCTATCAACTTAGTAACTGAATCAACTTCTATGTCTTTCGACTCACAGAAGTCAACGATAGCATCAATGTAACTCAAGGTTCTGTTACTATCTTTAACGATGTTTTCAATCGTCATGGAGAATTTATTCTTATCCATAAAAGTGTCGTCAATTAATTCATTAATGTTTTTAGATTTACTGGGCATCGTTATACTCTTGAATGTAATCTCTCAATAAAGGCACGTAGTCATCAGGATTCTTTATGAATACCTGTGTGTCCCCAGTTTGACAAGTTATAAGAGTAACGATCTGTTCGACTTTAATACCAGATCTTTCCTCATACATTTTAGCATAACCTGTCTCTTGTACCAAGTACCCCTCAATCCATTCCTCTTTCTTTTCTTTAGAGGATGTCTTGAAGTCGATGATTGATAACTTACCATCGAACTCTGCTATGCAGTCAACTCTACCTGCTATTGCAAACTCGTGACTGTATAGTGGTGCTTCTTGAAAGTGAATGTTGTTTATCCGTGCAAGCATTGGTTTTGCTTGCGTGAAAAGTATCTTAGCAAGATGTTTACCATCATACTTTTCAAGTTCTAGTTCATTGTTAAGATAATCTTCAATCATACTATGAACTGTAGTACCTGCAGTAGTAGCACGTTTAGAAATCTTGTTTGCTTCTTCAGCACCAACTCGTGCGCTCCATTCAGCAATAGATTTTCTATTTCTAAAGGAACAGATAGTAGAAATAGATGGATACCTTTGATCCCCTACCTCATATACTCTCTTACCTCCTACATTTCTTGCACAGATATCTTCAAGAGACATCTCCATAATAACATGATTAAACATTAAAGACCTATTTGTAATTTAGTTATGATGTAGTTTCTAATTAAACCACTTCTAACAATATCGTTGACATCGAACTCAATGTTAGCGAACTCATCCATGATCTCAAGTATCTTCATGAAGTCAAGGATACCATTCTTTTCATTTGTCTTTACTAAATCTGTCTGTGCTATGTCACCAGCAAAGATAATTTTAGAATCATTACCAACACGAGTCATAATTGAATCTAACTCATGGAAGTTTAAATTCTGACACTCATCAACAAGTACTATAGCATTGTCTAAAGTAGTACCACGTAAGAAAGATGTACTCCAGAATGAAATTGTTTCTTGTGCTTTTAGATTATCATAAAGCATTTCAAATGCAGGATCGTCAGGCATCTTAAACATATACTTTACCATATTCTGATAAGGTATTTGATATAGATGTGCTTTATCCTCATGATCACCTGGTAAGAATCCAATCTCTCTGGTTGGTACAAGTGAACGTACAACATAAAGTTTCTCGTACGCTGTCTTGTTAGATAGAATCTCTTTTAATGCTAGGTACATTGCAATGAATGTTTTACCTGTACCTGCACAACCATATAAGAATAGGTTCTTATTCTCTTCGTAAGCATCAAAAACTAACTTCTGATTGTCGGTCAGAGGTTTGATGTCAGTTAATTGTTCTGAGTTAATGGGTTTCTTACGTCTCATCTTCTTAGGGGAACTGTTTACGAAATCGAAATCAGAAGTTTTCTTTCTATTACGTGGCATTTAAATGTTGCTAGTAAAGTTGGTGTCGATAGTTGAACCAGGATTTGCTTTCTTAATACTCTTCAAGACATCTTTGAAACCATCAGGTCTCTTGATAACATTTTTAACTGTACCTTCTAGGTGCTTAACACCATTAGGTATAGCAATATTATCTTTTAAATACTCTCCAAACTTACCAGCATTCAAATGATATGCAAAATCTTCCCTATGATCAAATTTTGATTTAGGTATATCAGTTGCTATTTTATTATGCTCTGCTATCCATGTCTGGTTATTAACAAAACGAGAGAACTCCTCTGGTGGATATAACTCATCACCATATTGACACTGCAATTCAAAGAACCGCATAATATTATCCTTATAGTCAATCATATCAAATTGACCAAATGGATACTGGAAATTTTCTCCTTTACCCTCTCTAAATGATGTGAATCCTATTGATGTCTTATAGGTAGCATCACACGATGGCATCCACTCTTTATCCTTATCAAATAGATCTATCCTCTTAAGAAATCTATTGAAATGTCCTAGAGTAGACTCACCTACACCTATTGTTTTAATATCACTAGACTCTATCAAGCATATTTCCATCTCAGGAAATGTCTTGGCAAAGATAGCAGCAGACATCCATCCACTACTACCACCTCCTACAATACATACCGATTCAATCAGCATAGATAGTCCTCTTATAATACTCGTAAGGTGTTGGCATATTATCTATATCAATATCCCATACTGGTCGCTCTAATGTAGTGAGCATAGGATCAGTTGGTCCAAAGAAATCTATCTCAGATTCTATCACACTATTAAATGGTGTCCAACCATGTCCTGCCATAATACACCACAATCCTTCATATAATGGATGCCATTGGTACTTCTGACCAAAGTTACTTGACTCCTCCAAGAAATTAATCTGTGCAGTCTGTATCATATGGTGGTTAGGGTATTTAATACTGCTAACATGCTTCCAATATGGTGAATCATCTCTCTGAGTACCAGCATAATGCATAGCAACGAATGATGCAAATGCATCAAAGGTATACTTACAATTCTCATTGAAAGTATCTCTCATAAACTGAGTATGTACTGGTCTATCCTCTAGCACACGTACCAACATCAGGAGATAGTTATGAATAGATAGCAATCCATTAGATTCTAATGGTTCAATGAAACCAGCAGATAGTCCAATCGATACTACATTATCCTTCCATACTTCTTCCTTACGTCCTGTCTTCCATTTAAGTTGACGGAACAATTTGTCAGTATAACATCCACAATCAGATTGTACATTATTTGTTAGATGTTCCCTGAATTCATTTCGAGCATCCTTATCACTGATATGCTTATCACTGTAAACATATCCAGTACCAATAGTATCAAAGGTAGGCACATTCCATACCCATCCACTACTTAATGCTGTGCAATCAGTAACAGGTTTGATCTGCTCATTCTTATCATCATAATGTACACGTGTTACCCATGCACTATTATTTGGTAGATACTCCTCATAACTCACCCATGGTGAATCATTAAAGACTGACTTAAATCCTGTGCAGTCAAATAATATATCATGCTTAGGTAGTTTCTTCTTATTAACTTTCTTCTTCTTATGCTTAATACCTTTAGGTAGACAATAGTTATCTCTCAACCATGCAGAAAATTTTACTGCATTAAAATGAAATCCACTATTGTGTTTGACATTGAACCAAGGATTATCAGTAACAGGTAGTTTATTTCTAGCACCACATTCTGCTGCTAGGTAATAATCTCTTGCCAATCCATCTGAGGGCCATTTGTCCTTATATTGCTTATAAAACCACATATCAGGGGTATATGTGTCAGTCCTAGGCAATCCAAATGGATATTGCCATGGGATATCCCCTTTCTTATGGAAGTCGTGGAATTGTACACTAATCTTATAGGTAGCATCACACTCCTTCATCCACTCTTCATCTTCTATTCCAACATAATATAACCACTTACGAAAAAACTGTGTAGTAGATTCCCCAACCCCAGTAGCAGGGGATTGTTCATCTTCGTACACAGTTATGTTTGCTTTTGGATATGCTTTTATCATGGTAGCAGCAGTCATCCAACCTGCGGTGCCACCACCCACAACGACAATATCTTTCATAACGAAGAGTTGCTCTGATTATTATGACACAGGTGGTACCCAGTTGTCAACCCATGGTTCCCATGCCTTACGTCCAAGTAACTGGACTTTCTTAGGATCTTCTACAAATGCTGGAATACTATCTGGTTTAGTGGTTGATGCCTTTACATTAGCAACATGGTCTTTCCACTCAGTAGTACCATTAACTGCATCTCGGTATTGCATGTCCATCTGCTCACCGAAATCACCATATGCCAAAATCCTATCAACAGTGGCATTAACTCTTAAATCTTCTGTTGTTGCTCTGTGAATTACTTCACCATTGCACATAAAATGTTCGTAGGTTGTGTCATCTGGGACATCTACCCACTTAAGTGTTGCATCTGGTCCCTCATAAATTGCAAACTTATCTGCTTCATCGCAGATGTCTGTGAGTTGACCTGATTCAGCGTTACAAATTGCTACTTTAGACATTGTTTTAATTAACTCCGTAATTTATTTATTAACCGTAGTATTCATAAACTACGACTACACCTTCACGACCTCTAGCTCCTCTGTTACCAAACATGGATCCATTACCACCAGCACCCCACGCTGCATGGGACTGATGTCTATGGGCATAGTTTGCTTGGTTGTGACTCGAAGGTTGAGATCCACCCATGTATGATACTCCACAGTTGTGGTTACCATATCTACCCCATGATCCATATCCGTTTCCACCTCCACCATATATGTTGAGGTTTCCACCAGATCCATTACCACCGATACCTCCTGCATGTTGTGTCCTACAGTTGGCACCATATCCACCTGATGCAGAGCAGTATCCTCCGAAGGAAGAACTGTTACCATTACCACCGCAACCTGAGTAGTTTGTACCACCACCTGGGTTACCAATACTTACTGATACTGATGATACGTTACTAACATCAATAACTCTTTGTGAGCATCCACCAGCACCTGCTGACTCACAATAACCAGATCCCCCGCCACCAGCACCGACGACAACTACCTTGATGGACTTACAGTTACTTGGTTTATTCCAAGTACCATTAGATGTCCAGACCTGCATAGATCTGAAACCTGCTCCACCTCCACCACCTTCAAAATCTGTAGACCAGATCAGATTGGTACCATCAGTGCTTAGGAACCTACCTGAATTGCCTGAAAGGTTTGGGATATTGTAGTTTGATGACCCTGTTATATCACCGTTGATATTAATATCTTGGACTCGTAGTGTTCCATTGGCAGTGATAGAACCTGAATTGAAGGAAAATCCTCCCAATCCAGCAAGGTCTGATACTCCTGATACTTTAAGAACACTCATCCGAAGAACTCCTGAACGATAACAACACCTTCACGACCTCTGGCACCACGGTTACCGTGACCAGATCCATTACCACCTGCACCCCAAGCACAGTGTGATTGGTGCCTATGAGCATAATTCATTTGGTTATGGGATGATGGTTGCGAACCTCCCATTGAAGAAGCACCTGCTTGGTGTGATCCAAATGACCAATATGATCCATGACCGTTACCACCTCCACCGTAAATATTCAGAGTACCACCTGATCCGTTTCCTCCAATACCTCCTGCGTGTTGCTGTCTACAGTTTGCACCATACCCTCCTGAAGCAGAGCAATAACCACCAAAACTTGATGAGTTACCACTTCCTCCACATCCAGCGTAGTTTGTACCTCCGCCAGGATTACCTATTGATACTGATACTGAAGATACGTTGGTAACATCAATAACTCTCTCAGATGTACCACCAGCACCAGCAGATTCGCAGAATCCACTGCCACCTCCACCAGCACCTACTACAGTAACAATAATACTCGTGACACCAGTTGGTTTAGTCCATGTACCATTAGATGTCCAAACTTGCATAGAGCGAATACCAGATGCTGCTGATACTTCTGCCCATTCAAAACCATCACCAGTAGATCTTAATGCCTTACCAGCATTACCACCCTGATCAGGCACGTTATAAGTAGATCCTCCACTTATAGCACCGTTGATGACCAAATTTGAAACAGTTAGAGTGGTCGTCGCAGTTATACCACCCCCTGAGAGCATAAACCCTTGGGATCCTGTTAAATCTTTTAGTGCTGCAACTTTTAGCTTAGACATAAGTTAAATCTGTCCTGTGTTATTTATCCGTAGAACTCATGCACTACGACGACTCCTTCACGTCCTCTAGCACCTCGACCACCATGCTGTGCTCCGTTACCACCTGATCCCCATGCACAATGACTTTGGTGTTGGTGTGCATAGTTTCTTTGTCCATGAGATGATGCTTGTGTACCACCCCAGTAACTTGATCCAGCAGTATGGTTTCCATAACTGTGGTGAGAACCGTGACCGTTTCCTCCACCACCATAAACATTTAGAGTTCCTCCAGATCCGTTACCTCCAATACCACCTGCGTGTTGAGTTCTGCAGTTGGCTCCGTAACCTCCAGAGGCACTACAATACCCACCAAAACTTGATGAGTTACCAGACCCACCGCAACCTGAGTAATTAGATCCTCCACCTGGATTACCTACTGTGACCGAAACTGACGAAACATTAGTAACATCAACCTGTCTCTGAGCAGTACCTCCAGCACCACCAGATTCAGTATATCCAGATCCACCACCCCCAGCACCAGTGACAGTAACCATAATGGTTTTAACACCATTCGGTCTACTCCATGTACCATTAGATGTCCAGACCTGCATTGATCTCACACCTGAAGTCGTTGATAATGTACCCCACGTTAGGTTGGATCCATTATTGGTAACATACTTATCGGTTTGTCCTGATGGACTTGGGAGAATATATGCAGAAGATCCAGCAATCATTCCACTGATGGTTAGGTCATTAACAGTCAACGTCCCGTTCGCTGTTATCCCACCAGTACTAAAGGTGAAACCTCCAATTCCTGCCGTATCTTTAATAGCTCCCAGGTTTAACTGTGCCATGTGATTAAAATCTTCCTATATGTATTTATTTATGCGGTTCCTCTGAAGACAAAGAACGTATAAGATGTTGATGAATACTGACCACCCCAGTAGAAATACTGTGAGGGACCAGATGAGTCACCTGCATGGTAGTTTTCACATCCATAACTATAACCTGAGTTGTTATTTAATCGAGGACCAGGTGAGTCACCGTTAACATCACCGATCATATTACAACCCCAGACACCATCATCAGCAGAGAACCTGTTGTCCTGATAATATCCGTTACTACCCTGACTACTGTTGTCAGAGAAATAGGTTCGTGCACTACTACTACCTTCATCTCTCTCACTACCATTAGCATTTATAACAAATGTGTAGAGGTTCCTCCACTGTACTGGATAGAATAGTCCTCTCAAATCTCTAGATCCATAGTCACGATAGAAGTTGAATTGAATACCATAATAGGTACTATCTCTCCAACCTACCATTCCTAGGAAAGGTATGCCATTATATGTATCATTTGGGAATCCAGCAGAGTTTTCAATTTGGTTACCACTA